TATGCACATTAAACACTTTATGTGCATTATCTGCAATACCTTTGACATGAGTCACAATGATAAATTGGATATCAAGATTTTCAGATATCTCTCGAATCATTTGCCCAGCTAAGTCATGAAACTCATCAGATAAGTTTTTAAATGGTTCATCAATAATAAGTAGTTTTCTCACATTAGGAGAAGACAATTCAAGAGCCACAATGCGTAATGCAAAAGATGCAACATCGACAACACCATAACCAGATCCTGACATGGGGTTATACCGAAAACCATTTTTTGTGAAGTACATGTCAGCTTCGGTTCTGTTCCTTTTAATGTTAAAATCAACTTTGAACTCATACCCACCTTCCCCAAATACAGACTTAATAGCAGTAGTGACAATAGTCTCTATATTTAACACTAATGTTTCTTGTGTTTTCTGCGCTACACTATAAATAATTGCACGTGCTTCCTCTGCATGATCTAATTTGGCAGTAACTTTACGCAATTCTTTTTGCTTCTCTTTAATTGTCTTTTGAACAAGAATTCTTTGTCCTTCTTTCTGATCAAAGATTTTTCGATAAGCTGCTATATCATTCATTTAAGTACCCACTTTTTTATACGCTTGTACGCAGATTGAATTAAGAATATAGGCCATAAATAAAAAGTGTAATACACATTATTATCTATATTAGTATACCCAACTACAAATCCTATTGCAGCATACACAAGTGGTATTGCAGCATACGCAAGTGGGAATACGGCTACACTTAGGCTCATAATAGTGCCTCCCAATCATACGCATCTTTCAAATCTGTAAATGCTTTCTCCCATAATACTGATAATTTTTCAACTTCCTTCCTTAGTTTTTCAATTTCAATTTCCAAATCATCTATAGATTCTATTTGGAACTGCGAAGATAACATGGACATTTTTTCTTTTTGCTGCCCAAGTAACATATCCAACTGCTTTCCAGCATTTTTAATCTCTTTGTCTATTTTCAAAAATAATTCTTGATCGGTCATAGTAATTCCCCCATTGCTTCATTTATTAGTTCAGATACTTCTGGATCGATATCTTTTAGTTTTTTTAAGTGTGTACGCACATTCTTCACAAAATTAACAGTGACAGCACCATTTTCTTGTATTGTTTTTGTTAATTCTGCAAACCGTTCTTTTTTACCAGTGTCTATATCTAAGTGCTCTCGTGTCATTTCCCACTTGGCGCATGGGATGGCATGTGCCGTCATTGTATTTTCTTCAGTGTTGTATACTTGTATTTGGGGAACCATGTCCATTTGACTGGCAGTCATGCGCATCATGCTGCCGGGATTATATAGTCCCTTTGCTCTGCAGTTCCCATTTTCACTTACAGTAAATCTTTTATGGTTATCTCCCGTAATAATAAGATCAAACCAATCCCCATACATATCTAATACTTCAGAAGCAGTTATAGAATCTGGGAACATTGAATCCCCCTCAGTAACTAACTGATGCCATACTGCTATTCTAAATGTAGGATTGTCTGCATCACTGGGAGGTTCTGTAATTTCTTCGCCGTAGCTGTAACCAAAAACCTCAATATCCATACCATTATCTACAGGAAAAATAGAAGGTTTTTGGAGCAACTTATATTTCCCCGCACTAATCAATGGTGCAATCATAGATTTCTCAAGATTCAACATTGTATTACCAACAAGATCATGATTTCCCACAATACCATACATATTAGGCAAATTATTTAAGGCATATACAATACTACGTACAATTAGTGATGGTCTGCGGAGGGTGTCTTTATGGAATACATCTCCTGCACACAAGACCAGATCAATCTTATCTTTCCGAATCAATCTTCTAATCCATCGCAAAGACTCTTTCATTGCAGTTCTATAATCAGAAACCCAAGCCACAGGATTCATCAACATAATGTGAATATCAGATAAAATTAGTATTCTCATTATACGTAACTACTTGTGTCTTCTTTTCCAAGTTCTTTTTTTAATGCAGAACGTTCTTTTCTTAATTCTTCCACATCTTTTTTAATGCGCTCATAATTTTGTTGCATACGCTTCCAATCCATATTACGGTCAATTATTGTCTCCATACGATTTGCACGATATTGTGCCTCTTCAATTAGTCCGGGTAAATATGAAAAATTCATTACTTTTATACATGCCCTCATATCCTCAAATATGTTGCAAAGAAATCTTCCACTAACCGTATTACTTACTACTTCAGTCTTCTCCATTTAATCTTTCCTTTAAAAATGGTTCTGGATTTATTTTTTCAAATAGTCCAGTCCCTTCATTAAAATACCGAATCTCATAATGTAAATGTGGTCCGGTACTTTGTCCTGTATTACCCATTATCCCCATTTTAGTATCAATAGTAACTTCTTTCCCCCAATCAGCAGAATAAAAAATCTTATCCAAATGAGCATAAAATGTTTGATATCCACCGGGATGCTCTAATAGTATATATTTGCCATAGATGCGGGATATTCCTATTTCAGTTACTATGCCGGGATTTGATGGGTATATATCGATTGTGTTGGTATGTGGATCTGCGGGTATAAGATCCACACCCTTGTGTACCCTAAGTTGGTGATTTAATACATCATCACCATAATGCGCCGTTATTCGAAATCTTTGGCGTAATGGATTTCCTATAGGAAAGTAGTCGTACACTTTTTGGAATAACAATAGCTTCTGGTCCAATTCTGGTATTGTATCTACAGGATCATTTTTCAGCAGCATATTATAAGCGGGAAGTTCTGCATACATACTTATCACTTGCTCTAATTCAGCAATGTATAGAGTAGCATCATCGAGAGCGGAACTTTTTTCCTGCAGAATAGTGTTTTTATGTAAAAGATACTCATTGGTTATTTCATAGTCTTTATTTTCCAATTCTAATCCAATGTTTACATTTTCCAACTCTTTAAATGAATTGTCTTTATTTATAAACACCACACCTACAATCAGCATAGCAAGAGCAATAACCATTATACCAATAACTTTAATTGTATTCTCCAATTTAATCTCCTTTGATGTCAGCACCACATACAGGGCAATTTTCTAATCCAATATCACTTTGACCTTGATTTAGTTCCTGTATGACTGTGCCAGTATCTTCTATTTCCCCTTTTATGCCAAGTAGATTTGTGTGTAATTGGGAAAAAGTTTTAATTTTAGCTTCAACTTCCTTAATATTATCTTTTATATCCAACATATTACCGATCTTTTCAATGTGCCCCATTTTGGATTGACACGTATCTTTCATAGAATTTATTGTTGCTAAATCTTTCTGCATAGACTGTAGTAGTTTACACTTAGTATTTACATCCATCATATTTTTATGTGCCTGCTGTACATTGCCCAACAATTTTTTTTGATGGACAATATCTTTGCAATGATCCTGCTTATTCTGTATATCTTTTATGGAAGCTGAAAGAGCAATAAGTGTAGATAATTTGTGTTCCATTGCAGTCTTTTGGGCCGATAACTCCTCTGCTTTTTCTAATAATGGCCGAACCCTGTCAAGAAACAAGAAATCATTCTCTTTTTCCTCCCATTCTTTTATAGTATCATTAACTACTTTTTTACTTGCATTAGTAGAGCGCACCATTTTATCAATATTTGACATGGCAGTATCAATTATTTCCATGTCAACCATGTCATTTATTTGTTTAGCAACCTCCCCCGCAGGACGATCAAGTAGAAAGAATGTTTGGTCTTGGGACTGAATATTAAAATCTTTTAAGTTAGCCAAATCTTCAATTTCTTCAGGGATATTAACACCAAATGCTTCTAATTGTTTCCCTCCAATAATATACTGATTATCTTTTCCACGAATACGAGTAATATTCTTTCCATCTATTACAGCAGATACTTCTGTGTTCCCGGTAAAACTTGCCTTTCCCTTTCGCATCCAATCTGATATAAACTCTGTTCCCGATGGATTGTTTGTAAGTAATAGTGTTAGAGCACGAATAAGTGCAGATTTACCATTATCAGATGGTCCAGTAAACACATTAACATTAGGATCTAAAGTTATACATCCTGTGTCCTTGTGTGATTGGAAATTCTCCACTTTGAAACTTTCTAACATCTAAACAACTTCCGCTGGAATAGTAGACATTAGTTGGGCAAATATCTTCATTAACATTCTATCAGCATTTTGTTGTGATAGTTCTTCAGGTATAACAGAATCTATTGCGCCCCCCATAGCAGCATGTCCTTCAATAATCTGATTACCTGTACTTGTACCCATAAATATAGCTTCAAGGGAACTGCACCCACAAATTATAATTTTTTCCGTTACAAATGTACCAAATATTTCAGTGTTTTCATTGGAAAGTACTGGCCTATACATATCTGATATATTTTCACATGTTATTTCACATGGGAAATACAAAGTTTTATTTATGACAGTTCTTATTCTTGGAAGTATTGGATCTTCTATAATTCCAGACCCTTCTTCCCACTTCATTTTGTTAATAAGTAGAAATTGACCAATATACGCATCCTTCAACTCTTCCTTGATTTCTTCCGCAATTTCATCCACTAATTTGTCTATTATAATAGATGCTGCACCTAAAAATTCTTCCCTCACAAACTTGTCCAACATAATTACTCTCCTTTATAAAAATAGTCTATAAGTAATATAAACTACCTATAGACTATTGTCAACTACTTACGAAAAAATATACTCATAAACTTATCAAAATCAATGCATACCACAGGACTATACCATTCTTTTCGTTTAAGTACAACCAACCACGTGGTAAGTGGGTCCTCATTAGCCTTTGCCTGACGTATTGTAGCAGGTAAAGACCAAGATTCACCAGACTTACATTCTACCGCAAATGGGAACGCTTTTTTTGCCGGTCCAATTAAACGAACATCGGTACCAGATTGCCCCATTTCCCTTGATGCTATCATTTCATCTGCACCATAGGCAATTCCCGTATACCTACTAATAGATTTAGCTACTTTTTGCTGCAGATTTCGCCCCTTTCCCTTTGCACTACTTATCTTGATGGGAGCAATTTCCTTCTTTAATTTGGCAATTATTCTTTTCATATCTTTTTTATCAGGATTAGAAGATTCCAGCAGTGCTAATATGGTCTTCAGCTCCGCTTTATTCATTGGAAAGGACCCCCATAGAAAATGATTCCACATCAATAACTATAACATCTCCAGCTTGTTTCTTTCCCATAGAACTTTTAAGCCAAGTATTTATGGCATAAAATTCTGTGGGAGATTGTGGAACAAGGGTTAAAATATCATCAACAATATCTGCTTGCATTAGTATTTTCCTTTTCTTACTGGCCTTATAGCGTCTTCAATGCCCTGCCATTTGTCCCGTACACGCTTTGTTAATTCCCCCTCCAAACCTTCGTCTTCTATATACCGGATAAGTTGGTCCCTATCCATAACTGCACCAAATCTTTTCTGGAATGGTTCACTCAAATCATGTATAGACATAATAAAAGCAGACATATTTTTAATGGTCTTTCGTTCCCCAGATGCTATGTATGCGGCCATCTTATCATTGTCAGATAAGAAACTGATTAAATTATCACGATTCACGTCATCAAATTCAAGGATCTCTACATCAGTATCTTCTATTTCCCCGGTAACTGGAGGGGCATCCCCCCAAGATAGTTTCTTTGATTCTTCCCCTTTTAATTTCCCAAGGTCTGTACGTAACCCATACAAAAAATCAATATTTGTCCCAATATTATCCATGCCATACTCATACAAAATACTAATATCACATTTCCTATATGGTGTTTTTGATCGTACCTTAATACCTTCCGCGCGGACAACATACCCAATATCTCTCGTTTCCCCTTGGACAGTTTTATTATAAGAATCCACTCTCCTTAAAAATACTTGTACAGAGCTATAAAATCTAAGTGCATTGCCTCCAGATACCTTCCACTTTCTACCATAAGACGAACCAACATTATCCCTTATCTGTGAAATAATAATTAGTATTACATTTTTCGCATCCAACTCTGTTGATAAATATGCAAAAGATTTAGAGGAATGTTTTTGCTTAACCATCCCATAATCACCTTTCTCATATTTCTGTCCTTTTGCAGCTAACTTTTTTCTTTCTTCAAACTCTGTCTCCACTTCGTCAGAGGATAATCCATCAAAACTATCTACAATGTAAATTAGAAAATCGTCTTTCTTAATTTTTTTCCCGTCTTTCTTTTTAAGAGCATCCATTTCCATGCCAAAGTCGGTGAAAAAGTCTTGTGCTGTTTGTGACTTACGCACATCTTCGCGTATATCAAACCCATAAAGTTCTTCTGTGTCAAAATTAAATCCTGATTCGCAGTCATTATAAGCAATTTTTACATTGAATTCGTCTTTCAATTTCGCCTTTGCTGCGGCAATTAACTCGCACGCAAGGAACGTTTTTCCACTAGAACTGTCGCCGATTATATTATATATCCATCCATTTTTTACACCACCTACATCACTGATTACTAAATCTAATAAATCACTGCCTGTGGGTATTGTTACATCAGTCAATTTTTCCTCCCGTACATATTTCTGAAACTGTTGTGTTAATGTCATAATAAGAGGGGGAAATCCCCCTCTCCTCCTTAAAATGGGATATCGTCGTCCTCAAATATTTTTTCGTACCTTTTTTCACATGTATCAGCCAATGCACAATCATCACATTCAGGTTTACTAAAATTATCTTCCCCAAACTTATGCCCATATGGGCAAACAGGAAGAGCGACTTCCGCAGGTGCAAGTTTTGCTTCTCTTGCAGCCTTGGCCTTTGCTCTTCTTTCCGCTGGTGTAAGAACAATTCCTTGTGTGCTTTCTTTTGAAGGTTCTTCCGTAGTTGTTTCTATAGTACTTTCTACGGTTACTTCGGTATCATCAGTACTTGATGCAAAAGGATCACCGTTAAAAATGGTCTCCACTTCGTCGTAAGTGTACTCTTTCAGCATTGTATCCAGTTTGTACGCTTTATCAATAATACTTTCATCAAATACATTTTTCTTAGCAATGAACTCAATGTCTTTAAACTCACCCGCCATTTGCTTGTTGAAAGAAGAAGGTTCTGGATAACAACGTAGTGTCCTACCCATTGCAGAAATATCTCCGAGCCAGAATTGTTCAGAATCATCCTCGATTCTACGAAGTTTCTTTTCAACATTCTCATAAAACCATGCGTAACTGTAATCAAACAACAAGATAGTTTTAGGATCATCACTAGAAACAACATTCATCAGTGTCCGTGCTACTTTTTTCAGACTTCTTACATCTTCATCTTTCCAGTCTTTACCAGCCTTAATTAAAGCTTCACGTGCTTCGCAAATAGGACAAGGATGTCCCCAAGTTGATGGGCAAATTACACTTGTCTTTTCATCTGGCCCTAAATTTCTGTGCTGATAATATAAAACATAATGATCAAGGATCTCATCTGTACCTTCCCAGTCCTTTCTAAGCTGTATGATATCAGGGTGCATATCCGAAGTTACAACAAAGGGAATAATGTCAACTTCAACTTTAATTCCCGGTTCCAGTTTTGCCAGCCATTTTACATCTTGGTATTCGCCAAAGTTAAACTTCCCAAGACCCCCACCAGAATTTTTTGATCTTGTGTGCTCTTGTGCTTGTTTTCCGCGATTACGCGCCCCATCGATTCTACTTCCCATTATTTATCCCCCAGTACTACTCTAACATCTAAAGCAGATATAAAATTGATCTCTTCCTCATTCATTTCATTTTCTTCAATAAAAGTATCAATTTCACTATTATCAAAGTGTCCCATTCTATTGTTCAAATATTTTATCCATCTTTTTTCCAGTGTTTCTTCTCGTCTGGTTGTCATTATGAAATCTCCTCGTTTTTTTTATTCCGTGATCTTGCTGCCATTTCTCTTTGGCCAACATCCGCTACTCTTCCAGTATCAGGAACAGCATAAAATCCATTGATTAACAATGTGCCTTCATGCTCCAATGCTTTCTTACGATGTTCAAAAGCTGAAACTATACTTGCCAACATATCAGATTCGCCTTTCAATTCAGCCATATCTAATTTTATCTGCCTTAATTCGTCGTCAATTTCCACCGCTGCTTTTACAGCTCCTTCAGTCACTTTCACACCAATGTCGCGGTCACCCCCACGAATTTCCAATTCCACTTCGGCAGTACGAGCATTGAGAAGATTCTTTTTGTCAAGAAGTTCCCGTGCCTTTGCTACATATTGCTCGGCATAATACATATACCGCAATGGTTGATTTTCCCATTCCTCATCCAAATGATATTTGTCAAGTGACAAATGACTCTGCAACATACCGTCTTTTAACTCTACATCTTTTTCCATTTACTCTAATCCTCTACTATAAAAAAATTACTTTCCGAACCATTTTCCCCTGCAATATATGTATCCAAGAATTCTTTGAATCCTTCGCTCAGCTCTGTAAAGGGGAAATCCTTTATTTCAGCGTACAAACCTTTCTCAACTTCAGTCTCATTTATGCCAAGCTGTTTCATACGATTATAAATTTCTTTGGCATTATAATTTTCCTTGACTGTTAAAGCGGCATATTCCATGTCTCCATGTACATATAATATAATCATCTGTTATCCCCTGCAGAGTGCAATACACCTCGTTCTTTTCTATCGGCTAATTTGTCTATATTCATCTGCCACACTGTTGTGATAGTTGAACCCTGTTCAAGTACTTGCTGTTCTACATATATCCGCACATCCATTAAAAGATAACGTACTAATTCTAAAAAAGTGGCATCAATTTGATGATAACTTCTTTCACGATAACCTTTTTTCATAGCCTCTTGAAGTAGCCCAATAGACATAAACGGATCTACATTTTTCAATACATCGTATTTATACCCCTCCAAATCAAGATGCATCAAGTTACTGAAAACAGCAATATACCAATAAACATCGCCAAGTTCTTTTAATAGCTCTGTATGATAATTTCCACTACCAATACCATATTTAAGCTTATGTTGATATTCAGCTAATTCTCCACACATTCCTAATAATGTACAAGTTGTAGCTACTTCGTCATTTCGAAAAGCCATGGTAGTTATGGCTTTTTTTACGTACTCATTCCAATTCAAATGTTCCTCCTATGAACATGCTTCCCATCCACATAATGATGCACATTTCTTGCATCCTTCAACGTACATAAGATCTGAACCGCACACGGGACATTTGTCCGATGACATTACCTTTTCTTGTGTAGGTATATACTTCTTTAGTATTCTACCAACAACTTTCTCGAATGAGGCAAAACCGTTCCCTTTGTGTAATTGCTCTACAATAAATTGAAGTGGAACATTATGTCGTATACTCATGGATATGAATCTACTTAATGTTCCTAATGTGGAATCAAACTCTCTACTAATATCTTCAATAACAATATTGTCATTGATAATTAGATTATAGTGCCCTTTTCTAACTTTGTCAATAGCCCCTTTTACATTCTTATCAATGTTAAATGACCTTCCTTGCATTGTAGTAACAAAAATCTCATACGGTGAATCATCTTTATTCATTCCAACCAATACTAGAAATTTTTCTTTTTTTACAGTCGCAAAGTAAATATCACACGGCATTTCTTTTAGTCTTTTCTCTGCATTATTTCCATGTGGAACCTGTAATTTATCATTATACTCTAAGATTCCTTTCATACTGCCTTCAGGATTAAATGATGTAAACCCTTTCAGTCCTCGCATATGCGCCGATCGAAGTAATTCCTGATACTCTTCCAATGTTGTTCCCGGCGCCAAATTATGAGTTTTACTAATACTATGATCAATATTTCGTTGCCATGCAACTTGTATTGATATAGCATTTTTTCCATTGATGTCTTTTGTTGTTACAAAATATTTTGTCCATTCAGGATCAACCAGTTTTTTATCATTAAGAATGTTAAAATTCCACCATGCATAATCTTCAACTTTTTCAATACGAACATCATCACCATCTGTCCTAATATTTCTGGTGTACTCTAATGCAAATATAGGCTCTATGCCAGAACTACAATTATTTCCAATAGTTAATGCTGTTGTGCCCGTAGGAGCAATAGTATTCAAGCCAATGTTCCTGAGACCGTACTTTTTCACTATCGCAAAACAATCTTTCGGGAGATTACTTACAAAAGGAGTATCCAATATTTGTTTATCCCATGCTGGCAGCTTCCCTTTCTCTTTGGCTAAATTAGCAGACGCAGTATACGAGCATGTTTTTAATACTCCAGATAATTCCAAACTTAATGCAATACTTCTTGGATCACCATATTTCATTCCCATCATTGCAAACATATCACCAAGACCAGTAATCCCTAACCCAATTCTACGCCATTGCATTGACATATCTTTTATTTTTTGCAAGGGATATTTTGTTCTATCCAACACATTATCAAGAAATCTAACACCAATACTAACAGCTCTTCTGAATCCTGCCCAATCGAACATGGAATCTAATACAAAAGGATTCTTAACAAACCTTGTTAGATTTATAGCACCAAGATCACATAATGAATATGGTCCCATTGTAATTTCACCACAGGGATTAATTTGATTCATATTGAAGGCATGTTTCCCATTATTGTACCGATTGGCCTCATCTATGAAGTATATTCCCGGTTCATTATGAGTATAGGAATTTTCAGTTATCAAATCAAATAAGTACTTTGCACTTACTGTCTTGTATACTTTGCCATTAAACACTAAATCCCAAGTTTTGTCAAGTGTAACAGCGTTCATAAAGTCTTCAGTTACACCAACACTGATATTAAATTGTGTTAGTCTATTTGATTTATCTCCTTGTTTGTATGTTATAAATTTCTCTATATCAGGGTGATCAACATTTAATACAGCAATATGCGCGGAACGCCGAAAACCTCCGGTCATTATTGTTTTTGCAGATTGGTTAAATATCTCTAAAAATGATATGGGTCCAGAAGCAATACCACCAATACTCAACGCAGATCCCTCTGGTCTTAACTTAGAAATATTGAAACCCACACCACCACCAACTTTAGAAATCAATGCATCTTCTTTCAGTGCATTGTAAATATCCTCCATATCGTCTTCAATGCCAATAGTAAAACAATTACTATAATTTTTCATTGGACTGTCTACACGAGCATTAGCTAATATACGTCCACCGGGAATAAACCTTCCACTTGATATTTCTTTATAAAAGATATCTTCCCATTTCTTACGGTTCTTTCTTTTTTCTGCCATGGCAATTTCTTGTGCTACACCATGAGCAACATCAGCCCAACCTACATCTTGTTCATGCAGACAATATTTTTGTTTGAACAGATCTTCACTTATTTGCTGCTGAAAGAGCATAACCCCTTCTTTATTTTCATTCATTTCCAAATTACACCTTTTCTTTTGATTTTCCAGTTTCATTGCCTGATCGTTCAATAAAAGCCCTCCATTCATGATATTTCCAATAACGATACTTAATATTACTTAGATCACGCATGGGAATACCTTGTGAAACACACCAACCTAAAAATTGATCATAATGTTTGCACGTAGTAAACGCTTCTTTACATCCATGCCGATATACACAAGGAGGAACACACACAGAAGCTACTTCTGGGTTCGTTTTCCCTACTTCCTTAACTAAGTTTTCCATTAGATGACGAGTATCGGTACTTACACACCTAACACATAATCGAGTTTGCGCTTCCCTTATAAAAGACTGTGCATTATGTGACTGCATAAGCATTGTCTCCATTTCCATGGTTTGTTCCGATCTTGGGACATTCCCTCTATCAGGACGGCCAGTTCCCATATAATTATTCACACCGACATTATGCCGTACTAATTGATCAGCAATCCATCTTTTTATGCTCTTAAATTTGAATCTGATTTTCACTTCTCGAATAGGTGAATGTTCAGCTATTAGCATTTTAGTCTTCCAATTGGAAGTGGGTTGTATATATAAAGGAGATTTATGCACAGTGGTTAGGGCAGCTTTAAATGCCCAATCCCATCCATCTACATCTATAAAATCTAAATCCACTATTATTCCCCCACTCTACTAAAACCCATTTCACAATTTGATTCTATCCAAGGTTGAAAGTAATTTTCTTGGACATATTCATCAATTGCTTGCTCATCCATATCTTTTAATTCCTCATCCTTGACTTCTATTATTTCTTCATGTCTTGAACCAACGTACAATGTACGCACCATAAATTTAAACTTCATCTTTTTTATTCTTCACCTCTATACGATATGCCAATAATAATAGACTTTCGTAAAATGACTTCACCTATTCTAATCATATCTTCTGGAACATTATTTATACGATTGCATAATTGATCAAAAGTTTCATCTATAGAAATGTATACATCGTCTAATCCATTACAAGTTATATTAACTTTTATCTTTTTCATCTTTTTCATCCTCATCTTCATCTTCAAATACATTATTATCAAACCACATCAAAAATAATAAACAAGATATTGCATTAGCCAAATGATGTGTGTCAAAATCGGGATCGTCACGTTCTCCCTTCATCCATGCTACAATATGTCTAAAAGACGCATCTACATATTTATCTATAGGGCGCACATTTTTCCAATTGTCTTTTGCATACTTAGCAGCACCTTTAGTAAGGACTTTTACAACTTCTTCCATCTCCTCCATTGGAAGCAGACCCCATTGTAATTTACCAACATCATACTTCACACCTTCTCCATGTTGTCTTTTAATACCACATTCAGCACATACAAATTGCTGTGGATTATCTATGGGATTAAATAATGTTCTAAAACTATCTGCTACTTCTATTGATTTTCCACAATTAATACATTTAATGTGATCCATTTCATCTCCTTAAAATCAAGTTTCTTCATCTGGCCCCTCTTGCTTAAATCCTATTACACTGCCCTCTCCTACCATTTTATCCATCTGCAGCGCAAGTATAGGGAATTGGAGCATCTCAATTTCTTTTGCATTGTATCCATGTATTTCTATTCCTGCTGGAGAAATAATTATATGTTTCCATATTCTCATTTTCTACCTTTTATAGTTATTTTTCCGTTACTTGATTCTATAACTTGATGCAACAATAATGCAAATGTATCCACATATTTTTCATCATTAGACTGAATATGTTCACCCATACTATCCAATATACCATGCACAACCTCATGCCAAAAAGTATGTTTCATTGCATCTTCTGTCATGATCCCCTTGGATGACTGAAGTTCTACCTCGCATTTTCGATAATCAATTGAACCCTCGTTTCCTTTCTCATAATCAAGTTCATTATTAAGTTTCACTTGAAAAGTTTTTCCACCTATCATAAATTTCTTAGGTATATCCAATTTATACTATCTCCTCTGAATGATCTAACGTTGCCCAATCACCATCAATCCCATAAAAATCTGCATCAACTTTCAATGGAACTATTACCCATGGATTTGTTTTTAAAATTTCTTTTGTCATAATATTATTAACCATTGGAGATAATCTATCCGTCTCTTCTGGAATAGCATCAAAGACAATCGAATCATGCACTTGTCCAATACACAGTGATTCAAAATGCTCTTCTTTTAGTCGTTTATTTATCAAAATAACTGCGCCTAATGTTAAATGAAAACTTCCTCCTTGAACTGGCAAATTATTTACTTGATTTCTGCGAAACACATTTTGAGATGTGAATCCAGTGGGCCATGTAATTATTCCCGTATCAACATAATTACGCCAATTACTATTACGCCAGTTATTATATCCCGGAAACATTTCTTCCCAGAACTTTCTTTCCACTTCTTTGCAATGCAACACAAACATTTTAAGATTTCTTATAGGTACCCAATCTCCTTTTTCATCTTTTATTTTATGTTTACGCAAATGCCTCTTTGTTGTTTTTGGTATTGCCTTCCATAATGAAATAGCACAAGACTTGTACCAATCCCCATAAAACTGTGCAAATACCCATTTATTTTTTGCATGGAAGCGTTCTGTCTTCTTATCAATTTCTTCAGGTTCTTTTAAGAATAACATGGCCGCAGCATCTCTATGCATATCAGTAGTATCATCAGATGTATACATTATCAAGTTTTCATCATGAGATATACTTGTTGCACCACGAACTTCTAACTGACCATAATCATATTCTATGAATTGCCTTCCTTGTCTCGGTCTAAAGACTCCTTTAACATAATGATTCGCAACTTCATCATGCTTACTAAAATTTTGAAAGTTGGGATTTGAAGAAGAATTATGTACACATATTTCATTAGCAATGAAATTATGCTCTCCTTCAACTTCGATGTCGTACACATCAACTGCCTCATCTAAGTACTCTATTTTTACAATGACATGATTATTTACATTTACAATATGTCCTATTCCATTATTTTTACATGAATATGTAATACCATATTCATCACATATTGAGCGTAATTTATAAAAACTGACTTTTATTTTTTTTACTGCATCAGTATAATTGTTATTTTCTAATGCAAAAATCACATCTTTTTTTGATATATATTCCCCCTCCCTATTAAAAAATAATTTAATTTTTTTAATATCAATTCCCCAATGGACGCAATTATTTTTAAAACAATCAAAATCATATGGTACTTGTGTTAATTTGCCTCCTGATATTTTAATTAAATGAATACATTCTTCTTTGCTTAGTTTTAATGATCTAGGACTATCATATCCACTATAGTATGTGTACTTTCCATCGCGATGATTTCTTTTGACAACTTCTATATTTTTTTTTCGTGCCTCAGTCGTTCCTAATGTATCAGGATAATGTATTCTCGCATGATTAACATGATCTGTTTTTTCAAGGTTAGAAAATTCATTGTCCAAATGATCCCCATTTTTGTGATGAATGATATCTTTAGGTCCTAATAGTTCTCCAGTAAATGATTCATATACAAATCTATGTTCAAATATTTCATTCAGATTTGTAGGGAACAATCTACCCCCCTGCCTTCTAATACTAAGTACTCTTGACTTTGGTTGACGCTTCCATTTAGGGTCTGTTTTATTTCTAAAATCTTGCAATAAATCACATGCTTCTACATATTGCCCATTAATTAGTCTAATTTTATGCTCAGGTGTTACATCAAGATGGCCTATATTAGTGCCATAACCTTTATAATGAATTCGTACTACTTTTCTATGGCCAGTTTTTCCAGCCCAAAGAACTTTTTTTAATTGAATCCCCAAATTATTATCAAAAGAATATACATAATCATCTTTTTTAATTTGTTCTATAGGCACACCATTTGGATATTTCTTGTAATCTTTATTAGTTAAAATTAGTGAACCCTTTGCTACGCATGATCTAAAACTTGACACTGTGTTAAGATTAAAAGATGGGTGAATAATTCCATTTATTGTTTCCCTTTTTATTCCTGCAAGATATGTATTCTTTATCTTATACAGTTTTTTATACTTTAGAATTAGTAATGTTAATTCACTATTTAGTTGCTCTAATACCTCCGCATCAGTAGATTCAAATCCTTTATGTACTGTAGATGATTTTCCATATAATTGAAATCCTTTCTCTGTCATTTTTATAGGAGGATATTTTAATACTCCAAATAATAAATGTTTTAAATGTTTCGGAGAACTGAAATTAAAGTCATCTTCCAAGTTCCATTGCTGCGCTTCTTCACATCCAGCAATTTTCTCTTTTAATACAATTAACTTTTCTTCTATTTCAAGATCATTAGTCATTAATTGTTCTTCATCTACCATTATACCATTTTGCTCCATGTCTGTAAAAGCCATGGAACCATCATGCATAAGACGAAAAGCATTTCTAAAATTACCGATTTTGGGGCGATGTCGTAATTGATACTTGTGCAACTTAAATGTTAAATGTGCATCAATTGCACAATATGTACATAAGTCTTCAACAGGAACTTCTTTCAACCTGTTAAATGCATTAGCGCCCCATTGATCTTTTTCTTCTTTAGTAGCCTTCATAAAAGGTTCTACATCATCATCATACCCAAGTACACCAAAATAATTATATCCTTGAAACTTTAATCCGGTAACTCCTCTTCTATTATCTACAGTATGTGCAACCAGCATACAGTCCCACATCCAACCACGAACTTTATATCCAAGTATAACTCTTGTCCACGTTTCTTCATACTTCATATTGTGGCCAATTTTTCTAATATGCCTATTTGTCAATACTTCTTTTAATAAAGCTTTAAATTCCTCATTATCGTATATTGGAAAAGCAAGACTTTCGTCCCCTGTACTTATTCCAACACATAATATTTCATGTCCTTTTCTATGTGGCTTTATTCCAGTAGTTTCATAATCAAATGCAATTGTAGGGTGAATAGTTACTATTTGTCTAAGAAATGCCACCGCACGTTTTAATCCTGCATACTTACATTGCC